AAGACTAATAAAAGTAAATAGCAAAAATAAACACTAACTCAAATTAATTAAACCCATGAAATTCTACTTAATTTTTATTATCTTTATTACTTTTATTCTTTCTTCAATTGGTAATGATCATCCTATTAAAAACGGACAATTACAAGAAAGAAATGAAGTAATACAAACTTTAATAAATGATATATAATATATATCAAATAAACCTATTATTTTATTAATTAAACTATGAACAATCCAAAATTATTAACCGCTGAAGAATACAACACAATTGTATTGGCTATTACTTCAACAGAAGATTATCAAATTAAACATGATGGAAGTAAAAAAGATTTTTATGAAACTATGTTTAATAAATTATTCAATGTGACTTTATCGGATATGGTTGAAAAGTTACAAGATGATATAAGGCAAGAAGAAATCAGTAAACCAATTACAGAGATAGAGAATTAAATTTCTCTATCTTTTTTTATTCAATTATTCAATTTTAAATTATGGATACTCAAGACTTAAGAATTCAAATATTAAATGATATTGATTTATTAAAAGAGAAATTTAATAGTGATCAAATTATTAAATCAATCATTCAATTTTTACCACAATCTCAATTAGAAGAGTTAAAAGATTCTATTGATAGAGATTATTTACTTTAAAAACTTATTTAATTAAACCTATGAAAAAGATTAGTTTTGAAGAATGGAAAAATCATTATTATGATGTTCCATTTATAAAAGAGAATTATGATTTATTGGAGTCAATGGAAGTTCCAAAAGATTGTATAAGTGGTGGAATTAACTTTGGAAATATTCCACCAAAGTATATAAGAGTATTTATTTTCGGAAGTTGGTATGAAATTTTAGAGAATGGAGATCACTATTTTATGCATCCTTATTTAGGAGATAAAGAATATGATTATATTGGCAAGGATGAAAAGGAGATTGAAAAGAATTTAAAAGATTTATATGAATATGTAATATCAAGTAACCTTTACAAAAAAAACAATTTATTTAATTAAAACAATGAACAACTTTACAGAAACTTTAAAAACAAATAAAAATAAATTTGTTTTTTATAACGATTGGAAAAAGGATTATTTTGAGATTGATAAAAGTAATCAAGTTATGTTGGATAATTGGGGAATATGTATTTTAAGAGAGGAAACTGAAAAAATAAGAATTTATAGCAATGGTGGATATTTAGAAATTTTAAATAATGGAAATTATTTTGTTACTTTAGATAAAAGTGACTATGAATATGAAAAAGAAGAATTAGAAGAATTGGAGAAAATTTTATATGATTGGTGTAATGGAGAATTATTTAATTTATATAATGGTTGGAGTAGTCAAGCAAATAATATTGCAAATAAAATCATGTTGCATTGTTCAAAAGATAAAGATTATATGTGGGAAATAATAAATGAATATGTTCAAATGTTAGAAGAAAGCGAACTAGGATTAAAGGGAATAAAAGAAACTTTAGAAGAGAGAGAAAAAGAAGAATAAAAAATAAAAAAAATAATAATATTTTCTTAAAGGGATACTAGTAATATCCTTTTATGAAACTATTATATTTTAGTTTCATTAAACCTTATTAAATTAATTAGTTATGAATTCAAAAATTAAAGAATCAATCCTGGATATTATAAACCTGGATAATGAGAGGTTAAAAACATTAAAGGCGAAAAAGGTATTAAAGGCCGATATTGAAAGGGATATAAAATTTATTAGAGATCACATACAAATTATTAGAGGTTAATTATGAATTCAAAATGTTTAGCATTTATAGAAGATTTAGTTAGTCAAGAAAGGATGATTAAATTAAATGAAAATAGATATCATGAGAATGATATTAGTGAAGAATTAAAATGGGAAAATGAAAATAAAATAAAATTGTGTAATGAAATATTAATTGAAATAAAAAAAGAAGAATATAAAAAAATAAATTGATACTTACTTTAAAAGGATTATTAATTTAATCCTTTTAATGAAAGTATTTTTACTTTCAATTAAAAACTTATTTAAATTAATTAAACATGAACTTACTCAAAATGAGTAAGGGCAATAAAAAATTATCTAAAGATACTTTAATATTGTCTTTACCCGCTGGGCGTACCTGTCCAGGTGCTAATAAATGCAAATCATTTGTAGAAATAAATAAAGATAATAAAAGAACATTAAAACGTGGTGATGATTGTATTTTTACTTGCTTTGCTGCTAGTGAAGAATTAAGATACCCTAATGTTTATAAAAGTAGAAAATATAATTTTGATTTAATTAATAGTTATGTTATGAATAATGATTTAAAAGGATTAACTGAATTAATAAATCAATCGATACAAGTTAAAAAGAAGAATGTTAATAAAGTCAGGATACATGAAAGCGGGGATTTTTATCACCCTTTATATTTAGAGGCTTTTAAGAATGTAGCTGGAATGAATAAAGATTTAATCTTTTATTGTTATAGTAAATCATTAAAATTATTTCTTAATAATAGATTGCCTAAAAATATGTTTTTAACGTGTTCTTACGGTGGTAGGTATGATTATTTAATAAAAGATAATTTTAAAAGGTTTTCTAAAGTTGTATTCAGTGAAGATGAAGCAATAAGACTAGGTTTATCAATAGATAAAGATGACTCTCATTGCTACCTGGAT